AGTTCTCCGCACCCTTCGTTCCCCACACATGCAAGCGGATGCCTGCGGCCTTCGCTGCCAACTCCAACAACTCACGGTCGTTCACGGTTTCTCCTTTCGCGGTCTAACAACGCGTTGCAGCCGATGCCGCTTCGCGGCGCGGCTTAACTCAGGCGTTAGGGCGCAGGTACTCCGCCGCCGCCGCAAACGCATCGGGGCCCGTGCGAATTCGCGTGGTCGATTCCCCGCGCCATTCAACGATCCTCCCTAGAATTCGGTTCAGCCGCGCAACCTCAGAGCGCAGCCGCTCGAAGTCCTCAAGCGAGCACCGCTCGTCTCGCCATTCCAGTTCCTCAAGCAGAGCGATCAGCGCATGGTCGGCCTTCAAAAAACCTTGCGGTCCTTGGCCTTTCACAATGCGCCGCATCTGGCGGGCATAGTTGATTGCTTCGTTCGTGTCCATCTGCGCCCTAACTATGGGTTCAAGAGGACCGCCGGGACGGTCCGCGTTCTAATCGTTGCTGCCGGGCCGGCGGCCTCTTAACCCGGCGTTCCATGCCGTAGGTCTGATTTCTTTCATCGCTGCGCCCTCTTCGCCACGTAGGCGCGAAACTTGCGCATCCATGCGCGCAGCGGGTCATTGGCCCAAAGCCTCACCGTCGATGCTGGCACGCCTGTAACGCGCTGCACGGCCACGTAAGACATGCCATCGGCGAGCATCCGCAGTGCCCGTGCGCGCGTGCTCACGGGCCAGCCGCGATGCTCACGGGCCAGTGGCAGGCCACGGCGCCGGGCTTCTTTGCGCACGACGTTCGGGCAGCGTCCGATCCGGCGCGCGACATCCTTCGCAGTGCGGTCTGCGCGGAACTCGCGCAGTTCGGTAACGAGCATCGGGCGTTTCACCACTTCCCCCGATTCGTAATGAATGGGATCTCTTCGTCCTCGAACGATTCCGCTTGCGCAGGCGTGCCGCGCGCAGACTTCGGTGCCTCCCCGCGCTGCTGGACGGGGCCGCCGCCGCGCTGGGGTTCGTCGCGCTCGCGCTGGTCGAAGATCGCCAGCCATACCGCGCCATCCTCGTCGCGCCGGCAGCCGGCAGGATTGAAGCTCGCATCCAACTTGATGCGCGGCCCGTGCTTGGTTTCGACCATCTGCCCGACCTTGCGCGTGACGTACTTCGTCTCGCCGTCTTTCTGGTACGTGCCGATGGTGGCTACGATGTCTTTTGCGGTCATGCGGCTGCCTTCTGTTGTAGGTCAAAGGTTGTCTTGGTTGGTGTTACATGGCTTTCGCGAGCTGCGCAGATTCAGCGTCGAGGTCCATAGACGCCAGCCACTCGATCACTTTTGAATCGTGAACGCGGAAGTGCATCGTGAGTACGTCGATGATCTGGCGATCCGTGGGGCGCTTTGCCTTGACCAGCGTGGGCGCAGCGCTGGCCTTCATCGGAATTGCCGGCGCAATGGGCGCCTGCACAGGGGTGGCCTCGGCGGCTGCGCTCGCTTCAACGGCCCTGGATTCTTCGCGCTTACGTTCGCGCTCTGCTTCGGCTCTTGCCTTCGCTTCTTCCTCTGCCCGGATTCGTGCGCGCTCGGCTTCGAGCCTCGCCTCCTGGCTCCGCTGGTGTTCCGCAATGCGGGCCGAAATCAGATTGCGCAGGTCTTCCGGTGCCTTGGTCGCGCACAGGGTGACGCGATCTGCGAACAGGGCCAGATGATCGCCAGCCGCCTCAGCCAGAAGCGAGATGTTCGCGCGCACCCGCTCTGCCGTCTGACTGGCTTCGATCTTGTGCTGAGCGACCGAGGCGTCGACGGCATCCTTCATGCTCGCGAGCGATTTCTTACCCTTGATCGCGGTAGCCAGATCGGCGGTGACGGATGCCGGGACGCCAAGCGCATGCTCCCCGAGCGTGGCGTTGATGACGGCGACATGCGCGCGCACCGCCTCGCGTCCAGCAGCCACGATTTCTGCCCGGCGATTCTCCTTCTCGGCCTTCACCGCTTTTTCCAGCGCCAGACGCGCGGAGCGGATCGCTTCGCTGATTGATTCCGCCGTCCGCAGAAGTGAATCAACATCGGCCATCTGCGCCAGCGCCGCCTCGCGCGCGGCCTTGATGCGGGACTCGGCCTCGCTGCATGCCTTCGCTGCCGATTCCGCGTCGGCGAAATCCTGATCGGACTGGAGGTCTGCGGGCTTCGGAAGGCGCGCGATAAACGACTCGGCGTCGGCCTTGAATGCGTCCAGATTCGAGGCCAGAACACGGCCCTCAACACGCAGCGACAGTGCGCCGAATCCGGCAACAGGCGCGGCGACAACCTCGGCCTTGGCAGGCTCCGGAACGTAAGCGGCGACATCGGCATCGAACTGTCGCCAGCCAGCGATCAGGTTCGGGATGTCGTGCGCGATCCGCTCGCGCTTGATGTCCAGTACCGCGGTATCTTCGCTGCCGTCGCCGACGAGATACAGGCAGCGTTGTGCTGTTTCGCAGACCGCGAACTGCTGGACGATCTGCCAGTAGTCAACCTCTGGAATCACGTCGATATCGATCTGGTGTTGCTTCGAGGCGTTCGGCTGCTTGGCTTCGAGAATCACATCCTCAGCCAGCGTCACGCCGTCGAAGCTGGCGCCCAGGTATCCGTCATCGCTTACGCCCGTGACCGGGTACAGGTCTTCGCTCAGGATGCGTTCTGCCCTCGCGCGAAGTGCAGGCTCTACAGCGTGACCGCGGTCGAACACGCGCTGGGTGGCTTCGTCGATTTCGCGATCAATTCCCGTCGCGTGCTGGCGGATCAGCTCGGCGCGCGAGACGTAGGGCGACACGCCCATCATGGCCGGCGCTTCGCTGGCGTTGCGAGTCGTGCGGCGGTGGGCCAGCCATGATTCGGAACCTTGTTGTAGCGTGAGGGTCTTCACTCCGCGCCCTCCTGTTCGTCGCCAGGCAGCGGGAAGTCCGGATTCTCAGGCTTCTTTTCAGGCGCGCGGATTTCAGACAGTTGCTTTTCGGTGAAGCGCGCCCGCGTCTGCAACATGGCGATCAGACTATCGGCCGATTTCTGGCCGTACGCGATCAATCCGCGCCACTTCGGCAGGTTTCGCGCGAAGTCGTCCGCTGAATACTCGGGAAGTTCCGCGGGCTTCTGAGGCTCGCGGCGCTCGATCGCATGCGCCTCACAATCGATGATGGCCTTGCCTTCCATTTCTTCGGCGGTCGGACCCGCGCCAACCGCTTCCGGGAAGGCCATGCGCAATGCCTGCGCCTGAGCGCACTTCGCAAGCTGGCCACGCACGCGCTTGGACCACATCGCATTGGGCGACTGGTCTTGATCCTTGCCGCCCTTGATCGCGTAGTTCTCGGTCCAGTATTCGACCGCGGTGAACTCGGCGACGTGGCCGCTCGGAAGCTGGCGGTAGGCAGTGACCTTGCACCATTCGGGGAACGTCACTTCGCGGCTTCCAAGCCGCTCCGTCACCATCGGCCCGAACTCGGGCTCGCTCATGCCGGCGAACTGGCCGGTGCGCGCGGCGTTGGTGCGATAAAGGCCGATGCCCGGCATCACGACATCGCGCATCTCCTTCGCCTTGCCGTCCCACATCGGGACGATATGCACCGGCTTCTGCATCGGATCGAGCCCAGCGGCCTTGCAATACGACAGCACCAGATCCACGGACGCATCCGACGCTCCGGGGTACAGGCTCGATTTCAGCGCCGTGCGGATCGCGTCGGCGTGTTCGGCGGTGACAAGCGCGCCGTCTCGTTTGATTGTGGCAACCTGAGTCATCTTCATTTCCTTAGCCCGGAAAGCGCCGGGCGCGCAGGGGTTATCGGGTGTAGAGCCACGCCAGCACGACCAGCACGCCGGCCACGTAGACACTCGCCATGTGCCACGACGGGCGCACGTACATCGCGCGATCGACCAGCGACGGCTGTCCGCGTCGGTAGGGCGTGGCTTCGTCGATCAGGTGGGCGAGGTTGCGGGCGACTAGGCGGGTCATGCGGCATCCTTCGGCGGATTCGTCCGCGCCTCACGCACGGGTGCGAATC